CCGAATAGTATCAAGAGGGTCTGAGCCCTCGCTGCCAACTCGCATGGCAGACTTATGCCTCCTTTATTTAGCCCGAAAAGAGGAACGGGCAACCGAGAAAATTAACAAGACTAAAATCGTCTTTTATGCGCAGTGACTCAGTGACTTCGAGTTGAGTGTCACCTCGGTTATAAGCTTGCACATTTCTGTAGCTGGGATCTGACCCAGCAAATGACCACCGTGCATAATCAAAACGGCTGGTGCTCTTCCAAGGGAATGCAACCACCAAATATGGATTGACACGGGTGTCCACGATCTCATAACCGTGGAGCATGTCGTCATCGAACTCACCCTGTTGGGTAAATATCTTACGCCCACGCTGTACCTGGGCGAACCCATCGCCTTCAAGGGCATATTTTGCAACCATACCGCCCCTGACGGCGGCAAAGCTTGCAGTCAATATCTCAAATGGCCCAAGAAGCCCTGAGCCGCTGGCATGTAACTTGGCCTGAAAGGCTACTGAGTCGCCAGGGTCAACTAGAAACTTTGACTGCTCCCTGAACACCATCAGGTGGGGCCGTAAAGAGACGTGGTCTTCACCCATCTGAAGAGCCACAATGTCGTCATGGATGGGGACGTCATTTCCCACCTCGAATGTGACAACGGAGGTAGAAGCTGTGACTTCTCCATCTTGTGCCTCAGAGGTGGGTCTTGGCACGTACACGGCGTAGATCTTTGTGTCTAGCTGTGCCTCAATATCGAGGTCTGGACCGAAGAAAATCCTACTACCTGCGCCAGTGAGGCTGGTAGACGGTTTGCTGGAATGGAACAGTCTGCCGGAATAAGACACACACCCAAAATGACGGTTTGGGTCGATGCATCCAGGAACGGTCCTGGTTTCGGGAGGCGTAAAGAACTGCCCAGCTGGCATAAGTACATACTGTACAGGGACGCCATTGAAATCGTCCACACCAGTGGACCACCCAGTGAGGGCCGAAATTATTGCGGGAGAATACTCCCTCATGTAGACACCTCCGGGGAGGGTCATAGTGACATCTGTGACGATCACCCCGGGCCCAGCAAAAGTTATCGATCCATTTATCGAAAACAGCCCAGGATTGTTGCCCGTCAAGCGATACCTGTATGGCGCAACCGCCGACACTTCACTGACAATCAGGTCGAAGCTGACGGCCCTTTCAGACGTGGTAAACTCAACGTAAGCGGGGTCGACGGCATCGCCAAACCCAATCGTACCCATCGCCAGTTCAGCCTCCGTTGTGACCCAATTTACGCCGTCAAAGTGAAGCTTTGGAGCCCCGAGCAACTCGGGGTTGACGGCTGAGACGTATGGTGTGCAGTCTCCAGCATTAGTTGGAGCTGAAGTGGCCGTGACTGACGGTGCCAAAGACGCTACTCTAGTTGGTGTCTGTGTCACGACTATCGGGGCCGCACTGGGCGCTCTGGTGGGGGAAGCGAACGGAGCGGAGGTCGGTTGGGGCCCAAACGTTGGGCCCTGGGTCGGCGCAGTCGGCGGTGGGTCTAAAGCTTTGAGTTGAGACTCGCCTATTCCTGACCCGCCTCGCTTTCTAAAGCGCCTGATACGGCGCTGCAGCGGGCGGCCAAACACCCCGACTATGCCGCCTATGGGGCGACTGCGAATTATTGCGCCGGAAACACCATCAAATATGTCTGCATCTATAATCCTATCAATCAACGTGCTGGATGGATTTTGCAGCTCACCACCAGGGCCTTCTGGATCACCAACTACATCAGGATCCATGGAATCACCCGTAGGAATGTTGGGGAGTCGAAGGATTTTGTGCCTGGACATAACAGAATAGTTGTCGTCACCAAACCTTTCATTCTCCAGCCAACACGAAACGAAATAATCGGTGACCTGGTCAGGCTTGTTGCCGACTAGCGGCTGTACAACCTGAAGAGACCAGGAACCGTTGTGGGCTCCACGCACATAGCTGGCGGAAAAAGGATCCGAGTAGGTTGAGTTGGTGAACGTGGCCAACCAGTTTCGCTCGGAGTACCAATTGACCCGAACGATGATAGAATGGCTAGCCTTAAGGTCTACTACCATATTCCTAAGCGTGTGTGTGTCTGACGATACATCCCTACCGGCAGCGTTATAGGACACCATGACCTTCCCACCGACAAGCCCTGTGGTTGCAAAGTCGATTCGGTAACACATGGTACCGTGCCACGCTGCAAAATGGGACGCAACTAGCCCGCATGGAGGAAGTCCAAACATCGTACCGGCTGAGTCAGGTCGAGCAAACCCAATTGCAACAGCTGGCGTGACATTGCAGACGAACACCGCAGTGCCAGGTCCAACCGCTGGGCCCAGCTGGCCGGTTCTAATGATAGCTGGCTTCCTTACCAAGTCGGATATCACCAGCTCATCAGAGTGCGTGTGTCCACCGACGGCAGGAAAAACGGACACAGCCTGGTGGACATCATAAGACAGCACACGGCCGGTCTGGTCGATGTTTGCGTTAGCCAGGGGTGCAGTAGCGTAATTGATATACGCGCTGCCTCCAACCTCAACCGGGTTGGAGTAACCAAAAGCCCGCGCTATTGTACCTAGCCCGCCTGATGCGGCAGAAATCGCCGAAGAGAACGGCTGAAGTGAGGGAAAAATCGCACCGGCGGCCGCAGCCGTGCGAGCCACACGACCAAGAAGGACGGATGGTTTCGGAGGAGGCTCTTGAGGGGTCAAAACATCTTCAAATTGAATCAATGAATGACCCATGACGCTCATGTTGGTAAGACGAGCGTAAACGGACATCGATGGCGGGACCGGAGCATCCTCAATACCACTGCGTGGGGGCGTGATGCTAACAACACGCACCTGAACATACTTTGCAACAACCTCCTTCAAATTAGGAATCATTGCATGGTGGTAAAAGAAAGGGATGCGCAATTCCGCAGTTTCATCCTGGCCAACAGAAAACTTCACGTGGGGCCTCTGGGACTGGATCATGACCTGGGCTCCGTGTGGTAACGAAAGCTCGTTCTGAAAGTCAAGGACCTCGGGGTTGTACATGTATGTGGCCATGAAATAGCCATAGTCAAACTTTGTCCCTGATACAGCAAACCGCACGACAATATCAGCACGTAAAGCGTGATAAGTATTCAACCGATCCTTGAACCCCTTGGTGTCAAGAATGTCCAGTAATGGGTTGAATTGGGCAGCGACGACTGTATCGCGAGTGAGGTTTGTGCGGAAAAGGAACACCTCACGCTGGAGGTATTGAGGCACTTCCATAGTGTCTGGCAAGTCCCTGGCCAATGTTGGATCGGGCTGGGGGGGTGAACCCTCCTCCTGCGTTTGGGCGGGGGCCTCTTCCTCAACTATCTCCCTGATGCCGTCTTCTTCGACAGGAACGGCCTCGCCATCTTGGCCTTTGAGCTTAAAACGCGGAGCAGCCCCATCAACGGGGACCGCTATGGCATCCTCACCATGCCAAACCCGCTTGGATCGTTCACCATCGCGGAGAGCCATCATTTCAACGTAATCGTCGTAAGAGGCCAGCAGTGATGGGGGGGGGACCCACGTGTTGTCGGAAAATACCTCTTTGTGAGCGGCCACAACCATGGTATCAAATTCCCTGCCCCATAGGACACACTCACGCCTGCAGGATCCAACCAACTCTATCATCGACTGATTCCAGTCATTGGTCTTTCTGGTAAGCGCGAATGGCCTGAATATGGACATTTTGTCCAGGCAGCCAACTCTGCGACCAAGTTCTGGGTGAAACCGAGTCTCTCGTTTCAGAAAGCGCACGGATGACCGGTGGCAAAAATCCACGGCCCCGGACTTGTCATCTGAACTAACGGACATCCCGGAGGCTGTGTAAAAGTCATTAAACTTGGTCATGTCGGGGATGTATTTGGTTCCCGCAACGGGCGCGCTGACATTGTCGTCGCCAAGAGCTGCGATAACCCAATGGTCACGAAAATTGTCCATGTCCGGAAACTGGTCAAGAAGAGCCGCTATAAACATGACAACGGTCTTCATTGCACCGAATATTGCGGTGGGTGGAATACCAGACGGCCACAAACCAGTTTGAAACGTAATGGGCCCAGAAAAGTTGGTATACATGTGCTCCATCTCATGAGTGAGCCTGCGTGCAATGAGGTTCTCCGACGAAGTGTATTCTAATCGTGCCGTAATGAAGTCAGTGACGGCTCCACAAGCTGCCTTGAGCTCCTCAGGGTGGGACAGGTCGTACCAAACTATATCCGCACTGATAAACCTGTCCGGATCACATTTGTCAAACCGGGACTCATGTTTCTCCCACTCTGAGCTTCCGGGATCAACCCCGACAACGTTGCCGAAAAACGACGCGGACTCTTGCATAATATGCATTACCGGGCCCAGGTACTGGACAACGATCAACTGAAAAATCAGATTGACAGAAAAGACCGCGCGCTGGTCCTTGCCGGGGGGCAATGGTTCGTCCTTTAAAAACACATTTGCGGGCAACCCCGTGACCCGACCCGCGGCGACGTCTAGCATTATGCAATCATAGTCGCGCTGAACCGCGGGCTTTAAACGGTAATTGCCAGGCTCACCGTCCAACAGATTGATCTTTGAAGTACACCAGGGGTACCCTGCACTCTTTGACACATCCACGCCCTTGGCATAGGGATGGCCTGGGACACCGTTAAGCGCCTCATGTAGCGTGAGAGGGCGTCGAAGGAGTGAGGGGCTGTTCGCCAGGGCGGCACTAATGGCCTTGTCCGCCCCGGACAAGTATTGTGTGACTGCCTTGTCCAACAGGGATTTCGGGGGATTGCCCCTATTGGCATTAGTCCCCATTAGAACCTTGTTGGCCGTCCTATTGAAGTTGGACCTGGGAGCCACGTATTTGCCCTGGAGCGGCATGCCCAATAGCGCTTCATAACGTGCCACATTTGGGTTCTCAACATACTCAGTCCTGGGCGTGGCGGTACGCTCAACGTGTGCCCAAACCTCACAAGCATTAACCGTCTGAAAATTCGACGGGTTCTTGGGGTGGGGCTCGGTCTCATTAACCCTGGCGGAATGGTACTCCAACCTGGGGCCCTCATATTCAGGAACGGATCCAATGGGGAGGGCTGCCTGGAAATGATCCAGATTGAGCAAAGTGCCGCCAGTCTCGAACAACGTCTCGACGCCGCTCTCTCCGTACGAGTGCATGGCGACGATGGTGCGATTGGCAATGTAAATTGCACCACACAATCCAGGCCAGCTGGCCATGTCAAGGGCACTAGAGGCGACGCCTTTCAAGACAGTGTCCCTGCCGTCGCACTCAATAGTGTCAGATTTAGTAGGCTCGATGCACAGATTAATTGCCTTCTGACGAAAGTCAGAAGACCGTTGGTCTGAATACACCAGTCGGCCAGCGATGGTACTTGTAGGGTGGAAAGTGTTGGTCATGTAACTCATCAGGTTCTTACATCTCCCCGACAAGAGGCCCGTGTACCACAGGACCCAATCAGTACCCTCGGGGCCAAGAATGCAAGATGACTTATCTAGCCTGATTCGCTTCTCCCAATCTCCCTTAATGAACCTATACATTGAACCATCCGTAAGGTTCCAGAACGAGTGCTTGTTTATGAGGACATAGTCAGCAAGAAGGTTCAAGCACTGTCGTTTAATAACGAACGGCTTGCCATTGCGGACCACATCTTCATAGTAACAATACATCTGCAGTAGGACCAAGTGGCCCAGCTGGTCGTTGGTGCTGCCAACGCCAGACTTAGAAACTTTAACTGCACGGGTGGGCTTACACCAGTAATTGGTCAAAACGTCAGGCAATAGATGAGCCGCAGCCTTAAATGCTTTGAGCTCACTGGGAGACATTGTCTCCTTTTTGCCATTCCGGTAATCAACAAAGTCCCTTACAACTGGGTTTGCAGCAAGTTCAGCTGGGGCCTCGTCGACAAACTCGACTCTAGCCTTGGGAGCTTGCTCCATGACCTCTCCGTCCTGGCCTTTACGGGCCGGTCTGGCCAGCTTAGCAATTGCCAATATGGCGGCTATGGTAAGCCCGCCTACCAATTGTTGGTTGAAACAAGACTCGCGGGGCATATGCTGGACGCTGTCAACTGTAACCGCTTGCTGCCCGCGAACCCTGTCTGCCTCGAGAAGCAGCGCTATGGCTATAGAGCACCTAATGGCGGTCAAGAGGGTAACCAGCATCGGAATGTACGTCCCAATGAAAAACAGGTTTACAAAGAATGGGATCAACAAAGCGACCAATGCCAAGGCATTCGAAAAGATCGC